CCGCTTGTTTTAGTAGCTCGCTCCTATGAGTTAATACTAGGACGTTCCCTCCGCGTTTTAAATGCTCCGATATTAAGTAGGTAAACATAATCGTTTTACCTGCTCCCGTTGGCGCGCAGAGTATAGTCCTGCGGTTTTGTTTAAATGAGTTGCGCAAGGATTTAATAATCTCGTTTTGGTATGGTCGGAGTTTAATCATTGCAAAATATGCTTATTATTAATAACCCCTCTCGATGATTGTTTTAAATTGTTTGCTGCGGTTGTCTTGCCACGCAATAAGTCCGCCAAGTCTTGAGATTTCTTTTTTAGCCTCTGCAATTCTTTGCTGCTCGTCTGAGCTTTCTCGTATTGCCTTATAACCTTTTTTAATTCTTTTTTGGATAGCCTCAAGCTCTGCTCTAACTCCCTCGTTTCGTTTTTGAGTTTCTCGTATTGCGTTGCGAGTTCTCTCGATTTTAATAGTCGGCTGTTGTAGCTTGTCGATAGCTCTTTCTGTAGCTGTAAACTTTGCTGTAATATCTCCGCTATCATTCATTTAGTGTATAGGTTATATTACAACCGCAGTAATTAGGCTCTACAGATTGCAGCTTTTGGATATATAAAGCGGCGTCCATTAACTCCTCCTTTAAGTGTTGCAGAAAATCGTCTTTGTTGTTATCCTCCAGAGTAGTATTATATTTTTTTATGCCTGCCTCCGAGCGAGCGTTAAACTCTGCTTTTAAATCCTCTAGTATTTGGTCTTTCATTTGTGTAAAAAATAAAGGGGAGCGCTAACTCCCCGAATTATTAAAATGGCAAATCGTCACTTGCCTCGTCTTGAGCTGTCTCTGGAGTCTCCCCTGCTGCCTCTGCCTTGAATATCTTCCAAGATTGTAAGCTCGTGTAATACTTTCCTTTGTACTCGTTTGTTTGTACGTTAAAGTTTACGTCTACCTCTTGCCCGACTTTATTGTATTTCAAAAACTGCTCTACTTTCTCGTCTCCGAATACATCAAAACAATATAGGTTATTATAGTCCTCTGTAGTCTCTAAAGTAAAAGATAGCTTTTGCCAATCTTTCCCTGCTGCGGACGTTCCTTTTTGCGTTTCTAAAACTTTGGTAATCTTTCCTGTTACTTTCATAATTATTATATTTGATTTGGTTTAAAATTAATTCTTATATTTATCTAGATTCATTTTAACGAGTATAGGAGTCTGCCCTCCGTTTAATACTACTCCGCAGCCTATGGCGTTCTTTTTACCTCCTGCGGCGTAAGCAAAAGCATACTGCGAGTCGTCAATACCACACCCGACAGCCATGGCAAAAATAGCTCTAGTCTTTCCAAACATATAATCTATATAGAAATCTGTGTGAAAATGCCCCGTAATTGTGGAGACCATATCCCTACGAGCTGCCGTCCTTGCCTTAGAGCTTTTATGCCCATGTACATAACGCACGCCGTCAATATAGGTATCCGTAACCCATTGCCAAGTCGGAGTCCCTAGCACGTCGTTAAACTCTTTTATCCAAACTCTAGGCACGCCACTATCGAAAGCTTTGCGCATTATTATAGCGTCGTGATTACCTATACAAACCTCTGCGTCTGGAAATGCCTCATACCAATCTTTTACTCGCTCTACGCAAAGGTCTAACTCTGCGCCTGCGGAGTAATCTGCGTCGGGGTCGTTAGAATGAAAGGACGCATAGTTATTATCTATTATATCGCCAATAAAAACGACTCTATTACATTGATACTCTTTATATGTATCCTTGCAAAATTGCAAATAGTCTTTGCGCTCAAATGGCAAGTGTACATCTCCAATAACTAGGACTCTAGACTTGTCGGCTTTTGCTCTCATTTCTAACAGAGCGCTTTCCTCTTTTTGGTTTAACCTGTAGCGGTTGGTTTGGTTTTTCATGATTTCTCGCTGTTAAATTTAGTAATATATCTCTGCGTTGTTCGTATAGATTTGCCTAGCATATCGGCAATATCTTTTTGAGATACGTCGGGGTTTTTAGTGTATATACTTTTAAAATTAGTATAGGCGTCTTTTTTATTATCGAAACTGCTTTTAATTTTAGTACGCTCGGCGCTCTCGATTTTAATTTTATTAGCCATATCTATAAAATAATGCGCTAATTTCTCAGCTTTTAAAATACTAGACTTACAGACTTCGTCTTTGTGTATCTCTTTATTTTTTTGAGACTCTAGCGTGTTAATTAGCAGGGCAAATCTAGCGACGTAGGCTTTCATTTTAGGCAGCATCGACTTATTACCCTCTGCTATATCCTCGCTCTTTTGCATCGATGTAATTTCCTTGTGTATTCTCTTGTATTCTATTTTAGCCTCTGGAGTAAACTCTGCCGTTACTGCCTCCACTACGTTACTCTCGTTTAATTTTAGATTTCTTTTTGTGGATTCGTAAAATTTAATAATAAAATTCTCGTACCAATCTAGTAAATCCTGCTCAATTTCCTCGTCTACGTAGTCCTCGACCTCAAGCTCTGGATAACTGAATAACATTCGGTCAATAAATCCGTTGCTTTTATTCTCCTCTGTTTGGAATCCGTCTAATATGCTAGGCTGTATACCGCCCATAATTGGCAAAAAAGCTCTCTCTACAAAGCTACTCTTTGCGGTCTTTCTGTTTAGGTTAATCTCGCCGCCACTCCAAGAGGATAGCCAATGCTCCATATCGCCACCTTCCCTGTATTTGTTCATATCCTTAAAGAAACCTGCAAGCTCGTCTTTTAATACTCCTATGCCGTTTGTGTTTTCGTTGTGTAATTCTACAAGCGCCTCAAGAGTTACGTCGTTAACTAAAAATTGCGTTTTCTTTGGCTTAAAAACAGGCTCTTTTAAGACTTTTTGTTTAGCCTCCATATTGTTAAACTCCTCAAATTTAGCCTCCGCTACAATATACTTTTTTATTTCTGTGCTATTTGCTTTATCTAAAGGGAACGTAATACCTTTAATAGACGGCGTCTTTCCTACTCCTGCCTTTCCTACTAAAGAGAGCCAAATACTAGGCGTTTCTTTCCACCCGTTTTTAATTTTTATCTGTTGGGAGTTACCTACTATAATAGAGGTTAAAAATAACAAGCTACAACCCATGTAGTCAATAGACTGCTTTAGCGTTCGATGTCTTTCTAGTATATAATATTGTAAATCGACAGGAAATATCTCTAATGGAAACTCTGTATTAACGCAAACCTCTTTCTCCTCTATAGCAACGCTTATAGGAGCATCTATTGCAATACGAGAGCCAAAGCCTTGAGAGTATAACTCTTTAGCAGCAAGGCTCTTGTCGCCGTTATGTATGTAGTGAGCGTAAACCATAAAGGGATTATATCCTTTCTCTGCCTCGAAAGACGTTCCAGAGGTAAAGAGATACAATAATCCGTTATCCTTATAGATATATCCACTATGAGCGGAATCTGCGCCCTTGCGTCTTATTATATACTTATCCTTTAGGTTTCTAACTACGTCAAAGTCTGCGCCTATTAAGTCTAGTATACTTGTTTTATTGTTGTAATCCTCCCAAGCGGTCAAGCCTGTAGTTATAGCCTTGTTTTTTTTAGGTTTCTCGATTACCTCTATAGCCTCCTCTTTGTGGTCGTATGTCTTGGATATAGAAAATAAAATAGCTCGGTCCTCGTCGCTTATATAATCAATATCTGTATACTCTTTGCCGTTTAATATGTCGGCATAAGCTACAATATATCCGCCTACTCCTCTAGTCTCGAGTATCTGCTGCTTATGACCTTTAAGTTTAGCGACCTTTAGGTTTCCCTCCGCTCTTTTAGACTTATATAAAATGTGAAATCCGTCGTTTATAGTTTTAGCTATCACAAACTTATCTTTAAAATTAAAGATGTTATCCTCTAAAAAGCTAATATACTCCGCCCAAAACTCTTTTTTTTCTCTAGCGGTAGAGAACACTTTTAAATCTACGTCTAAACATTCCAAGTCGTTAAATCCTGTAACAATCCCGACAGCTTTAGCTTTTGTTTTAAGATACTTTACTCTAAAACCCTCTATATCTGTAGCTGTTTCCTGCGCTTGTTTCCAACTTCCTACAGGTATTTTATCCGCCGTTGCCGTAATAAGGGAGAAACCTCTCTCGATTAAGTTATTACATTTTTGTATATCTAGTTTTATCATTTGCTTGTATAAAAAAACTCCTATTAAATAAGCTCAAGGTAGGAGGAGCTTAAAAAATAAGAGTTTTATAATGTGAAAGCTAACCTCCTACGATTTGCTGTTTGTGATTATACTTGAGCGGACAATCACTACAAATATAAAGACTTTGTTTTAAATTAATCCCTATAGTTATAAACAATACAAACACGACAAACACGACAAAATAAAATCGCGATGTCGTGTCCTCCGCCCAGTGTGGCATTGACTTTGTTGCCAAAACACGACAAAAAAGTGTCGTGTCGTCTTTTTTATAAATACTAGCGCTTTATTTTTTCAGTTTCAAAATACACAACACGACACGCCAAATGTCGTGTTTCTTTGTAAACCCTTGCTATCACTAAGATAATGCACACGACACGCTAAAAAATTATGTCGTGTTTGTCGCCTATAAACACAAAAAAAGCCTATAAATCAAATTACAGGCTTTTTAAAACTAGTATATTATATTGTTAATAACTCTCGTATACTTTATCTAAACTCGCAGTAATCATTTTTAAGATGTTAGCCGTTCCGTTGCAGTTTGCGCACATACGCTTTGTATCGTATCTTAAAGCAAATACCCACTCGTAAGTATTAAACACTAATTTCGCCTGTTCTGCGCTCCATTTATCTACCTCTCTTGTCTTAAAAAAATTATCGTAAGCCTCAAACATAGCCTTATCCATACAGCGTTTAGGTTTCTGCGATACGTTAAAAGTTGGCGAGTTGTTTAAGCGTCTTTTGCGCTCGTCACAGCCGCAATCTTTGCCCTCTGGAGTAAATACCTCTACAATTTTAGATACCCCCGTAGCTTTAAGCACTTTCTCGATTGTTGTACCAATCCCCACATCGTCCACATTTTTAGTCTCGATAGATTTATCGTAGGCAAGTTTCATTTTTTTGTATTTTTTACCTCTTTTGTCTCCTTTAAAATTTTTAAGGTCTTTTTTAGTTACTTTCATTTTTACGCTTTTTTAAGTGTTTTAGATTACTATTTTTATATTTTTTGTAATCCTCTTTTAAAATTTTTTTAAGTCCTTTATGTATTTGACGATGTACATAACAATAATTAATATTAAACTCTCGTCCTATCTGTCTTGTAGATTTATCAAAACTCTCTTGTATCAATTCCTGTTGCACCATAGGCAGGTCGTTAAACCTATCTAAATATATCTGTTGCTTGTCGCTTGGCTCAAAAGTATTTTTATAGTCTTTTAAGTTTATATCCTCGATAAATAAGTCCTCTTTGTTTTTTCTTATCTGGTCGATGTAAAGGTTTCGCATTGTATGAATCACAAACCAATCGCTTTGGAATTTAGAATTTTGGAGTTTTATGTACATGTCTTGTACAATATCTTGAGCCTTGTGGTAATCTCCGCAAATGCTTTTAGCGATTGCAAGCCAATCTTTATTTCTTTGTACTAATTTTTCTAACATTATTATTTTAATCTGTTAGTATTATAATATATAGATTTTGTTACACTTTTTTGTATTTTTTTATTAACAATGTCTAAAAAGTTTTTTTTAACTAAAAAAGATATATATATTTACAAAAACAAAAATAAACATTATGCAAAACGAGTGGACTTACATACAATATAATGATATTACAGAAATGTACGAAGTACTTAAGCAGGTTAGAGGTGTAAAAAACGACTTAGTACTAAAGTCATTTAAAAGAGAGGGTAACGCCCATAACTACCAAGGTAGAATAATGTTTAGCTAAATATTAATTATTATCTATGAAATGCATATTCCCTTACATCATTATAATTGAGGAGCTGAAACAAAACTAAAACCATGAGAACAAAAAAGAAAATTATACAAAAGCTACAGCAAATAGCCGACAGCTTGCCGCTTTGTGAAAAACGCAAGGCAATCAAAAAAAGAATATTAAAATTAAAAATAAAGAATGAAAACATTAAAAGATAGTATACAGGAGCTTGCCGCTCCGATTATAGAATGGGAAAGCGACCACGATAACGAGGTACTACAGCAGGATTTTGTAGAGGCACAGCTAGGCGCTTATGGTTTAGAGTTTAGTATCTACGCTAGTAGAGATGTATCCTACTCGCATGGTACTCACTTTGAGACTGAGGACGTAACGCTAGGCGATGCTCATTTTGATATTGATATATTAGCTGTATTCGACCAAGACTTTGACGATATAGACATAACAGACGAGGAGAACGATTTACTCGTTAATGTGATAGCTGCAAATTATGAGTAATAAAGATAAGATAAAACGAGTTAATAGTATGCTACAGATATTATCTGTAAGATACGACTACATAATAGCAAAAGATAATCCTTATTATCGTATCTTTGGAACTGAATCGGAGCGTTTACTAGACGCAAATTTTAATATTAGGACACAAAATAGATTAACAAAATATAAAACCAGATTATTATGCAAGTAAACAATTTAAAGCTATGGAATAGCGTAGAAAAAACAAACCCAAAGTATACTAAAAAAGCTAAAATAGGCGGAATGTCTATAACTGCAATAGCGCCACAATATCAAATTATGATGGTAACGGAGCAATTCGGAGTATACGGGCAAACTTGGGGGTTTAAAAATATAGAGCTAGATTACTCTCTTGTCAAATACGACATGGTAGTTTTTAAAGGTACTTTTTTCTTTCCAAAGGGAGAGTTTGAAATTATAAACTCCTGCAAGTTGTACATAAATAACGCCAAAACTATGCTAGACGATAACTTTGCAAAGAAAATAGAAACGGATACACTTACAAAGGCTATATCTAAGTTAGGGTTTAACGCGGATATTTTTATGGGCAAGTTTGACGATGTTAGATACCTTAAAGAGATAACCGCAGAGTTTGCGCCTAAACCAATTAAGCAGCCTCTAAGCGACGAACGATTTATAAAGGCATTATCTGCCCTAAAATCTGGTAAAATCACTAAGGAGTCTTTAAACGCCTATGCTTTGACCTCTGAGCAAGTTAAAACCCTAGCGAAATAATGCAAGGCTCTAAAGAATATTTTTTAAGAGTAAAAGAGGCAGAGTACTTCGACCTGCCTCAAGCTCTTAGAGAGCGCTCAGTAGTTTATTATAACGACTACGAGCTGTATAAAGATGACCCTAGTTTTAAGGCTTTAAACAAAGCCTATCGAGATGCTAAAAAAGCGCTTGAGAATTGGAAATACGACCAACGACACAACTAGGATACACCCTTGCAGAAATGCAGGGGTTTACTTTTTAATATTCTTTGTAATTTTCTCAGCTCCTCTAATTACAAAATAACCACCTACCGCAGTCATAAGCAAACCCTTGAGTAATCCTATCCACTCTGGAGCTATTTTAAAGCCGTCTAGCGCACTATCTAACATAATGAACACAAACATACATATAAGCAAAAAGGCGAGCGTAAAAGGGCGTATATTCTTACTAGCGTAGTTATCGCTATTTGCGTCCGCCTCCCACCGCTTTGTGATTTCCTGCTCTATAGCTATATCTTTGTTTAACTCTGCAAGTAGCAAGTCCTTATCTGTCTGCGTGAGCGACTTATCCCCTCGTATAGCGTTGCCTATCTTATCCAAAGCCTTAACTCCCGTAACATTTGCAGCAAGCTCTAGCAATTCGGGCGCAAAAGCCTTGCCCTGTTTAGCTAAAAACCTCAAAGCGTCGCCTACTCTAGTCGTGCCGTTCTTATCTTTGTACTTTCCTGTTTCCATTAATACGTCCAGATTACATCTTGAGCCTTATCGCTATCACTATCTACATGAATAAAAGAGTTTGAGATACCTATACGAGTGAATCCTGCGTCTTTTAACGCCGAAACTATTACAAACCTAGCTCTAGAGTCTTTGCAAGCTATATCGACGGCTAAGCCTCTCGTATGGCTGCTAGAGTTAACACCTCCGACCTTTGCGTTATGCTCAAGCGTGCGGTATCCAGAATTTATTTTAAAAGGTATGCCTGCTATATCTCTAGCGCTGTCTAACATCTCCAAAAAACAACTATCCATTTTTGCTCCAGAGCCTTTAACGTCTGGACTATCAAACTCATTAATATTAAAGTTCCTCATCTAGTTCTCGATTGTTAATTTCGTTTGCAATTCTTTTGCCCTCTCGCTCTACTTTGCCGTTTAGCGTTTCATTTACAATTTTAACGCCTAAATACACAATACCTAAAACAGATAGTATTAACTGCGCAATACTAGAGGCGCTTTGTATATCAAAACTAGTAATTGTATTAGCCATGCTCATACCCCAAAGTCCGAGCGTCATATAGTCTGCGATTATTTTATACATTAGTTTTGTGTTTTAGGTACTTCCGCATCTCTCGCCCATCCGTAAAAGCTATGCGCTGCTTTGTCCGCAGGAAACACCTCAAATGTACCAAAGTCTAAAGTTTCGCTGCTCATTACATCAATCGCAAAACCCGAGTAGTAAATAGGATTGTCTGGGTCTGTTGTTTTTGTTGGGTCTACAATTTTACCGATATATACAACCGCAGCTGTTGTTGGAGCAAAGACTATCTCTCCGTCTTGTTCTACTATTACACCTAAATTTAATAGGTAGTCTTTCCCTTGTTGTTCTGTTGGAAAATTCGTTTTATATATTTGCATCATATCGTTGTAAGTTCTTGCAGTTCTGTATCTGTTAAAGTCTCTTTCCAGACTGCAACTTGTTTCCAAGTTACCTCTGTTGTAGTTGGTCCTCCATTATATACTCCAAAATCCAATCTAGTAAGAGTTTGGCTAAAAGCAAAAGAACTTGTTAAATTTAATTTTTGAACACCATTAATATAAAGCCTAATGTCACCACTCTTATATGATAAAGCTACCTTATTGATGTCAGCTAAAGGTGTTGTTTGATTAGAAAAAATAACAACACCATTTGATTTTAAAAATGCCCGTACTTTGTCTCCGTCCCTACCTACAAATAACCAATTGTTAGACGTTCCATCTGAAAGATTAATCCACGCAGAGGTGTTGTCACTAGCAATTGTTGAAAATTGCCCAAACAATGCCCCCTCTGATGAGTTTATAGATGCAGCACTACCTCCATTGGCACATACATCGCTGTTTCGGGTTACTCCACTAGCTTGTCCATCTGTGGGTATGTAAGACGTTTCGTAGGATTGTTGTTCTACTTGTACTCCCCAAATATTAACACCGCTTGTGCCATCTCCTTGATAGCTTATAGCATTATTTTCGTCTATTAAAGCCAAATTTACTTGAGCAATTGTTGCCGATGCCGTAAAAGACATTATACATCTGTACCACCCATTACCATAATTAACAACACTACTGTTATCTACTGCGATTCCAGAAGATATTATTGTTCCATTTAAAAGGTTGTATACAACATTCATAGAACTTTCAGCGGCATTTGAAATTCTAATATTTCTACCGCCTTCTTTAGCAAATAAACTTATAGTATATTTTTGTCCGCTTGTTACTGGAGTATTTGGACTATTAAAAAAAAGTGTATGGGTAGATAAATTACTATTTTCAATCAATTTACTGGCATTAACAATACCGCTTGGAGACGCAGCAATATTTGAATTTATTGATAAATTACTTTTTGCCCAGTTAGATACACTAAAATTTTCTGAATAAGGTATTAGGTTTGTACTCTGTGGCTCAAACAACCATCTTCCGCATCCACTATCTGGCACTACTTCTTGCCCTTTATATTCTTTTACAGATACGTCATCTATAAAAAAGTTTAAAGAATTATTAGATAAAATACTAATATAAGCAGGGCCCGTAGTTGTTGCCGTTGCTTGATATGTTATATTTGTCCACTCGCCTACTACTATTGTTCTTGTTGTAAATACACTAACATTTGTATTGGCTATCCCCGATTTAACTAAAGTACCACTTACTGAATACACCCATAATGAAACCGAATAAGTAAGACCACTAGTTAAGTTAAAATTGTTTGGAGAAAATATACCTTCAGATTCTGCGTCTGCAATAACTTTCCAACTATAAGTCCCTGTATGGCTTTGTTCAGTTGATTGCTCTGAGGTTGTTGGACTACCAAAATTAAGCCAATCACTATTTAATACAAAATCCCCATTAGTAACTAACTCACTCCCTAAATCATCCTGATAACTAAAACCCTTGTAGTTTATTCTCGGGAGGTTAGTATCATCTGTTATTTCTATAACTGATATGTTTGTTATTGAGCCGTTAAAATTGTTAAATAAATTTAGGCTTAAAAAACCATTAGAGCCACCTACAGAGCTTAAATATAATGTATAGTTGCCATTTGAAGAAACATCCGAGCTTGTTACGTTTGGGCTTCCATTAAGAATCACTTTTACGTTTCCGTTAGAATAGTCTAAAATAGTAAATTGTATTTTATAATTTTTATTAGCTTGTATTCCTACATTTTGGAATGTATTAGAATTTGCGTTTGTTCCTATTATTTTATTCTCTCCAATAGTAACACCACTACCCAACGTCCAATTTTGCCCAACTTCCTTAACACTAATATTTGTAATTGTACCTATAAAGTTTAAATCTGCTTGTAATCTAAATTGTGAGCTGCCGTTAACAACTCTATAAGTTGTAAAAGTACCATTTGCAGATATTTGAAATCCAGCATCAGCAAATCCAGCTTTTAAATATAAATTACCACTTGAATAATTTGATACATTTGCTACAATTTTAACAATGCTACCATCTGGAGGTAATATGTTGTTTTGCTGTAGAATACTCCACGTAGTTTGAGTGCCATCACAACTTGCTAAACCATCTTTAATACTCCATCCAATCCCCAACGTCCAATCTTGCCCAACTTCTTTAATGCTAATATCTGTAATTGTACCTCTAAAATCGCCCTCTAATAAAAAGTTTGTTCTATCTAAATTATAAACATATATAGTTGCAATAGTATTACTACCACTTGGTGTCCATAGATTTTGCCCATTACTATCAAATCTTAAACTTCCACTAGTATAATCTTTAACATTAACAGAAATTTTATAACTTTTACCTACTACAAAAACGCCAACTTGGTTTATATAACCACCAGTATCAACTAGTAAAGCATTATCATTTGTTAGTGTCCAATTATTAAAATTCCAATTTTGGCCAACCTCCTTAACAGATATACTGTTTATAATACTACCTGCTCCATTGTTAAAACCTACAAAAGTATTTGAAGTTCCGTTTTTTATATATAAGGTTTGTATACCCTCATTTAATGCGATTTGGACACCACCTAAATATAAGGTTAACGAAGCACCATTTTTTTCTGCAACATCAACTATTATTTTCCAAAGTTTTACATTCCCATCAAGGGCGCCTTGATATACTAAACCACCAGAAACACCTTTTGTTAATTGTCCATTAGATATTGTGGCGTCTCCATTCCAACTAGCATTTGTAGCAAAATCTCCGTTTACAAGCAGTTCTGAACCTTCCTGCAAAAAATTACCGTTAGTGACTTCTTCACTTCCTATTTGAGTAAAGCCACCATTGCTTACCTGCTCACTTCCTATTTGACTAAAATTCCCGTTCTGGACCAAATTACTAGATAGTATTTGTACATCTTCAACTAAGCCCTGTGCGTTTACTCTTGTGGCCGCAGAATTTCTGCTAAATTGAAAGTCTCCGCTGCCGTCTTCGGGTTTAACGCAAAGCGCCTCGCCATTGTTGTAGGCGGTCGGAGTTAGAACAAGGCTACTGCGGTCTAAAAGGTTACTCATATTATTGTATTTTTTCTATTTTATCTAAAATTGCTGTGGTACAAGTTTCATTTTCGTAATATGTTGCACGCGCTTTTAAGCTCGTGAGTAAAGTCGGGATACCACTCCCGAATAACATCATCATTACCCTGCGCCTACTCATTACAGGGTAGAATCAAAGTAAGAATCTAAAGCCGTTTTTAAAGCTGCAAAACTTGCGTAAGCTGTGCCTGCCTCATTTTGTAAATCCGAGAAGATAGTTTTGTCTAAAACAGCCACATTATTGGTTGTTTTAATAATAATAAAATTACCTTGCTTTTGTCTTTGTATTTCGCAATATGCAGGGTATCGGTATTCGATACCATTTAATAATACTAGCTCTTTTGTTACTGAATCGACGTAAATTTTCATTTTTTATATATTTATTAAGTTGTTATTGTTATACTCCACCCTTTAGCCTCTAGGCTTGTCTTTGATGCTAGACCTGCGGAGCTAGGCGTTTGTCCTCCAGATTGAAAAAATGTTCCATTTATCTGTCCTGCAAAATCTAAGCTCTCAAGTATTCCGTCTATTGACTGCGTATTTAAAGCCGTATCTCTAAAAGCCTCTGTGAAATTTGTTGCTGTGCAACTATCAAAAGCATGAGCAGGAAATGTCTTTAATAATGGGCAGCTCTTCCACGTTCCTATAAAAGATGTACCGCTACTAAAATCTAACAAAGGAAACTCTGTTAATACTGCGCAGTCTTTCCAAGCGCTATCAAAATCCTCACCTTTGCCTGTATTTATAAAAGGGAAACTTGTTAAAGCCTCGCAGCCGTCAAAAGCTTGCTCAAAATTTGTTACATTTAAAAAGTTACCTCCGTCTGTAGCGCTAATAGTTAAATTTGTGCAACCGCCGAAAGCGTCCTCTTGACTCGTAGAGCCTAATCCGTATATCCCGAAATTTAATAACTCTATTATGTTAGTTTTATCTGTGTTTCCCGTAAAATCAAAAGCAGGAAATACTCCCGAAATACTAACCTTATGCTTTGCTAAAGTTGTAGGGAACGTAATTGTATGGTCGCCTGTTAATCCTGTGGCGCTATATCCGTCGTCTGTTTTTATATTGTATAAGTAAGTTCCGCCACCCTTTGTGATTTGGAAAGTTGTACCCGTTACATTAAAATCTAAAAAGTTGACGCTTTCGTTATTAAATACAGGGAAATCTGTATTAAAGTTATTTAAAAAATACGCTTGATTATCCTCTTTCGCTTTTAACGATATTGTAGAGCCGTTCATTGCGTTTTTTTCTCCGCCCGTTCCTGCGTTTATTGTAACCTCTCCACCATTCCAAAGACCTATTATTCTATAGTTGCCGTTTCTGTCTAAAATGATAGCGCTATAGTCTTGATACATTAATTTAAACGCGTTCAAAGTCTCAAAGCTACGAGGCAATGTAAAAGACAAGTCTTGAGACCATTCTATGCCGCCGTTTGTAATTGTAGCGTTTTCGGTAAAGCTAATATTTACAGCCTCATACTCGTAAATCGTAGTACTAGGAAAGCTCGTGATATTTTGCGCGTCGGGGTTGTTTACTTTAGCGCCTCCGCCAAAGGTAATATCCGAAACCCCATATTTTACGTATGGAAATAGATACACCTTATCGATGCCGCCTTGAAAATCTTTACAAGACTCTGTATATCCTCTTTGTATAGTACAATTTGCCATATATTAAAACTTAATTATATCCTCTGGACTCTGTGGGTATGGGTTTTGTATTCTATTTGACGGATTACCAAAAAACCAACCGCTACGATTTGATACATGCGTCGATGCGTCTACGCCGTTCTGAGATGTTTTGTACTCTGTCAAATGATTTAATAAAATCCAATCGTTAAACCTATCTACAAACGTATCTGCATATCCTGCGTAAGTATTCGACAACCTAGTCAACTCCTCCGCAGTCATTAATTGAGCGTTATCTGCCGTATGCGAAACGCTGCCGCCGTTAGCGACCATATAGTTACTAATTAGCACAAAGTTCGCAACAGATTGAAACTTAGTTATCGGTTGTACATATTTTGTATATAATTCAAGGTATAATCCTGTTAAAGTACTAGCAGTTGCGCCTGCTAATATAACGTCAAATAATTGTTGCCCTAATAAAGGGAGTATTGTTGTATTCATTACGTCCGAAATCACAAACACAAAGCGGTCGTCGTCCACTCCTCCGCCTACAATAGTAGTTTGTTTAATTTCTGTCGGTGATATAAAGAGAAAATCTGCCATATTATTTGAATCTGCCGTTATTTGGTTTGTCTATTTCTGCGATTGCAACGTCTGGCGAGTTTTTTACAGGCTTATATCCTTGTCTTTTTGCCTCGTTTACGTTTACAGGTATTGTCTGTTGCATCGCTCCGCCGCCTTTAGGCTTTCCGTCCTCGTTTAATTTCTTTTTAAAGACTCTACGCTCCCACCTATGGTAACAATTAACTCCTCCGCCATAAAGAAAAATATCGTATTTGCCTCCACTATGCGCAAATTTGCCATTTACACCCTGTTGGCTCATTAATTCGATGTCCTCTTTGCGATAAACTTTGCCGCTGTCTGATAAAGAAACCATTTTATTACAGAAAGACCTAGACTGACCTTTTGGAGTTTTGCTTGTTCCTTTAGTAAATGCGTAGCGAGTTTTCCATAGCTTTGTATCTTGTTCGCTTGTTTGATTTGCCGACATTTTAACGTCGTACTCTTTGCCGTCTGTTAATTCGTAACCCTCTGGAGAGTCAAGAGCGTATTTTTCAAGTATTGCAAACAGCTCGATATCCTCACTCATACAAACGTGAGAGCTTAGCTCTGCGGTTTCCTCTTTTACCTCTACAATTTCCTCTGTAAGCGGCGCAAAGTGTAAATCTAGGTTAATCCCGTAGTTAATTAAAACCTCCTCGATTGAGTCTAGGATAAAGTCTTGCTTTGGCTTTATAACTCTCTTTATAGTTTGGCGCTCGCTCATGTCCATTTCGTCGGCTACAGAGCTAAATCCACTCGCAGACGATAAACCTACTAACGACGGACTAATTACTTTGTGCGCTGTCATTAACTGCGTTTTACATTGCTCTTGTATAGAATCCCATTGCTTATGTACGTTAGCATTTACAGGAAACGGAGTTACCTCTATAGCTACCTCTTGGTCGTTAAAGCTAATAATGAAATTCGACGCATTGCTGCTAGACGTTAATTTACGTTTAACTTGTCTCTCGAATTCCTCTTTCTCCTCTGGAGTGTAATTTGTTCCATTTGGTATCTGTATAATATACCCTGCGCTTAATCCGTTTTTAATAGAGGATATTTGTACGTTGGCGATTTCCTCTTCCATTTCGGCAAAAACTAAAGCCGACGAGTACGACGGGCTGCCAAAATATTCAGCTCCTACTACGTAAGGCTTTGCTACATAAACAGAGCTACCTTTTTCAGCGCCGTAAGCGTTAAAAAGTACGGGCGTATTTTCTACGTCGGTATATTTACGCCAATTTTTAGAAAACCAATAGTGTTGTATTTCGTTTTTTTCGTTTGCAATCGACGGGATAACCATTTGCTTGGGTATATGAGTCAAAGAATGCAACTCTCCGCCTTTGGTTTCTATAACCTCAAAGCTAAACTCGCCAAAAACTTGAAAATCTGCGACCATTTTACGCAGTTCTCTAGGTCTTAATATCGTTTGTAATCTACCCCAATGCTCTGCGCCTAAACTTCCGCTAGATGTGCGCAATCCTTTACCATAAATTAGGGTACTATAAGACTGATTAATACTAGAATTCGTCGGACTCCCGTTGTTTCGGTCTATAATGTAATTATAGTACTCATTATTACGCCCATTCATTACCCAATCCTTAGACTTATCCTCTACAAGAGGCGGTCTGGAGTAGCTAGTTAATGTTATTAGTTTAATATCACTCATATTTTTACCATGTATAGCGGTTAGCTGTTTGCTTGTATTTCTGTGCTACCTGCGTTGTAGCTATAACTAGACCTCTGTATACTATCTCTGTAGTTACGTCGTCGGTTAGCCTTAATTGATAACTGCTCTCGTCAACAAATGTATAACTAAACACTAAAGAGAGTTTGTAATCTCCGCCCATTGTATAAGCAGGCGTTACGTCTGTAGTCGTTCCTAGAGTACTATCTGTAATGGTCAAAGTTAATGCGTTAGACGCAATATATCTAGGCACTATCTTTATTGTATGTATACTTAAATTAGGGTTAACTATCATAAAACAAGCTCGTATATTATTAAGACGTAAAAATGTGCTTTTTTGTTTCTATTAAGGCAAAAAAAAACCCTACAAATTAATGCAAGGCTTTTTTTATAGTAAAAAATTAGATTAAGATACTACCGCTAAAAAAGAGGTTTGAGTAGCTGAGTCTAAAAATGGAGCTAAATTTTTGGTTGTGGATACACCTGTCAATGTGTACATATTTCCGTCCGTTTTAGCGCCGCCCGTTGAGGCCACGATTGTAAAGTCGATTCCGTCGTCTAGACCGATAGCTATATAGTTGCCGTTTCTGTCAACTACTACAGCCGACGGATACCCTGCGGCTAATAGATTAAACTCTGCATTTGTTGCAGCGTCCATAGCTTTTAAAACTGTTGTAAGCGTCTGAGTATTTACTCGGCTGCTTGTATTTCTGTCTCCTACCATAGACTGCTCTAATGTATTGCCGTCTCCCTCTAAAGGATAAGCAAACGCCGCAGTTAGTGCTGCGTTCATTGCTGTAGCTTCTCCGTTTACAATGGTGAAAGCATCTGGTAGGCTGTTAAAGAGATATAGTGTAGACTGACCGCCTAGCCCGTCCTTACACACTTTAGCTCTCCCCGATGTGATTAAACACGCCATAAGTTATTATATATTAGATAGTTACGTTATGTAACCGATTATTATTATTTTAATAAAGGGGGTTTTTACACCCCCATTGTATTACTATGCTATAGTAGTAAGTAACCAAACTATTTCAGTTCCGTAAGAATATCCTACAGCTCCACCGAATACAGACTTATACAAAACGTTTCCGCTCAAATCTACCTCGTCAAGGTCTTTCACTCTAATAGAGGTCGCATCTGAGGCAAGTCCAGTCCCCATAGTTATGTTCTCTTTCTGAAAAAGAACGATAGTGTTATCTGGTAAAGCATTTACAACTTGCACGTTGTAACGTCCGTATACCATTCCTGTATTAGCGTCTCCTCCTAGTCCGTTAGCCGCTCCGTTTTGGATAAGTAACTTCATGTAAGAATCTGCAACGTCTGGAGATACGATAAAGTTTACCGCTTTACGTCTTAGTGCGTAAGGTAATGCTGCCGTAGCCGCGTCAAATACTGCTAATACATTAGCTGTAGTTACAGCCGCACCGATTGCAGTAATTCCTCCGTTTGCTTGGATAACGTCTCCGTCTGCTAAAAACTGAGGGATTAATCCGCTCATATTTCCTGCTGCTCCCGAGCCGTTCCAGATTTGGTCTTCAAACCATTCCGCAAGTCTTGCAGATGTATCTGCTACGATTGCGTCTGCAATCTCTTGAGGTGTTTGGTCGTTAAAAGCAGACGCGCCCATAGACTCGCCGCTCCACGTTGGGCGGAAATCCTCTTTACAGATTGTAAACTCATTTTTAAACTTTGAAAGTGTAAGCACTTTCTCTGCGTAAGCTACTGCTCCTGTTGCAGGTGTAGTTCCACAAGCGTAGTCTACAACTCCAAGAGTAACGTCTAGGTTTCTTAAGTTTAATTTGTATCCTACGTTAGGTACAACATTGATAAGTCCAAGTCTTAAAGTATCCTCTTCCTTGATTGCTTTTAGCATTATGTCCACCGCTGGGATTCCTGCATAATTTGATGTAATTGCCATTGATTTATCTATTTTAAATTAATTAATTTACTTGTTTTGATTTGCTTGTTTAATAGTCTCAAGGATTCGCCCTTGCTTTGTCATTGCCACTTGTTTAGGTTGTGAGCTAATAGGCTTTACTGACGGCTGCGCCGAAAGTGTTACAACCTGCTCTTTTAACTCTACGTTTTCAGACGTTAAAGTTTCTAGTTTAGCATCTAAAGCGCTCATTTTAATCTCCATACTCTCGGCGTAAGCCTTAAACATATCGTCTAAAATCTCTTTTATTACTCTCATAGACTCCTCGTCTGCGTTAACCTCTTCGATTACTTCCTCCTCTTCGGCAAGCTCTGCCTCTGGCTCTACCTCTTCGACAACCTCCTCGTCTACTACTTCCTCGCCCTCAGACATAGACTCTACAAGTCCGTCTTTTACAACGATTTCGCCTGCGTCGTCTATTTTATACGTTCCGTCGGCAAGTTGCACTTTCTCGCTTTCGTCTGCTATTAAAAATACAGCCGTTCCAACTTCTAAAGTTTCGCCGTCAAATTGTATATCTAGCTCCCCAGATTTTACACTTCCTAGAGTTACCTCTACGTCCTGCTCTGCTCCAGATACTATCTGTTTTAGCAAAGCAAGGATATTCTTGTTACTTTTACTCATTTGTATATTAGATTTAAAATTTACTTCCTCAAGCTCTACCATTCCGTCGATAGAGAAACCCTTTAATTCGCCCGTCTTAATGTAGTTATTCCAAATATCGTCGTTGTCTACTTTCATAGAAACGAGCCAAGAGCCAACAGGATAACTAAGTCCGTAGGCTGCGCTTTTATCTTTCTTTGAATCGGCTACTAGCCACGACTCTACAAACGTAACATTTTCGATAGTCTCGTCATGCTCTAGTTTAGAGTTTAATTGGAATCCAGACTGGAAAAAGTTTTGAGAAAAATCTTTTATAGTTTCAGCACTAAAAAACATCTCAAACTCGTCGCCGTTCTCGTCTACTCTGTAGATTAATTGGTCGGGCTGTAATACTAAGCCCATTAAAATACGCTGCTCCTCGTCTACTTTCGCAAACTTAACAATTTTGTCTTGTTTAGCCATTGCGATATAATGCTCGCCTGTGGCAGGTGCGTTTACCAATGATATTGCAAAGACTCCTTTGCTCTTTTTATTGTATTTCCCCTCGTATCTTTTCATAGGCTATATTATATAGACGTATTTATAGCGGTTTTTGTTTCACTATTTGTTAAAATCCGCTTGAGTCTACAGCGTTTCGGTCGGCGCTTTGAGCTGTGGTAACGTCTCCGCTAACAACTATCGCTTTAACAGCGTTGTCTTGCCCTGTTATGCTGTCCTGTATTGCGTTGCTTTCCGTTCCCTCTACTAGATTAAAGGCAGGAGCCTCTGCTCCGCCTCCTGCGCCTCCTGCGTCTCCTTTGGACGGCGCTCCTCCTTTGCCTAAAGCTGCGAGTCCTTTAGCTGTAGCCGCTATATTTGTAGCTATCCCAATACCTGCGGCAATATTGTTTTGTAAAACAAGCGCGGTAGCCGCTGCAACAGATGTACCTCCACTAGCGAACGCAAGCGAAGCACCTTGCGCAGTCGTTGCGACATTTGATGCTTGAGTATTTACTATTGTTTTAGCAATATTTACCGCTGACTCGCCAATTAATGCCGCGGCTTGTAACCCCTTAGACTCTTCGCCGAGAGATGCAAGCAATCCAATACCGCTACTTATATTATTTAAAGTTGCGTTTCTTACTTCCAACTCTGCGGCTGCAACAGCTTTTTGAGCTGCTAATTTTTGAGCCGCTAAGTCTGCGGCGTCCTTGTCTGCTTGCTCTTGTATTTTTTTTAATTCGGCTGCCTTTATTTTAGCGTCGGAAATATCTTTTGCATCTTTAACTTTTTTCTCGTCGTCTAAAATCTTTTGCGCCTCTTTTGCGGCTCTATTTATTTCGTTTTCTGCCGCAGAAAGCTCTCTTTGTATCTGTCTCTTTTGGTCTATTCTTTTTGTCTCTACTGCTATGACTGCCGCTTTTAACCTTTCCTCTTCGAGTAAATTTTCTTTTGTACTTCTAGCAAAAGTATTCTCTGCGGTTTGGGCTGAGCTTCTTAGCTGTGCGACTTCTACCTCAGATGTAGCTAGTCCGTCTTGAATCTCCAAAACTTTCATAAGCGCCGCTTGTCTCTCCTCTGCGCTTACATTGTTTAAATCTTTAGCTTTCAATCTTAGCTCTGCGATTTCCCTCTCTGCTTTTGCTCTTCTTACTAATAAGCCTCTTTCAATCTTATCAGCCTTGGCTCTTTGGTCTGCAACTTTAGCTGCTGCGTTACCTTCTTTTATGTTTTGGTCTACAAAACCGCCGAGTGCTTTTGTCGCTCCTTTTATCTTTCCCGACATGTCGTCTATACCTAAAGTAACTTTTGCGACTGCGTTCCCTGCCACTTTACCTGCCTCAGAAAATTCTCCTTTAAAAAGCAAAGTTATTGCTTTACCTAGTTGTGGTATAAGCTCGACCATTCCCTCAAACCTATTAACAATGTTTTCTTTTATAAGTTTTGCAAAGCTACTTATAGCCTTTTTTGGATTTTCAAAAGCTGAGATAACAAGCTCCCCGAAATCGGCTAATAGGTCGACTAGGTTTCCCGTTACCGCTCCGATAACCCCCATTATTTTAGCAAACTTATTCTGTCCCTCTTCAGAGCCTTGAAAGGCAGCAGTAAGCGCTGCGATAGTTATAACAATTAAACCAATACCACTAGCAGCAATAGCTCCTCCAATAGTACGGAAACCCATTGCAATAGCTTTTAATCCTCCTGCGAATTTTTTTAATCCTGTTAACGCTCCGCCTGTCATTTTATCGACAGAGTCTCCTAGTCCAGATGTTTTTTTTGAGGTTTTGTTTACTTCATTTCCTAGCTCTTCGGTCGAGTCTGTTAATCCGTCAATCCCTTTTTTTGCTTGCCCTGTATCCGCTACAATTTTAATCTTAACCTCTTTCATTTTTTTGCTTTTATAGTACGTTTAACTTTCCTTTTTAATCCACTCCAAGAGGTAACAATTTGCCGCTTGCCTTTTGCTATCTCTACGCAGTCGCCTGCGCCGTAAAAATCTCGCCGCCTTAGTATGTCGATTACCTCTGTTATATCGTTACTCATTTTGTAGTATTATTATATCCGTTGTTAATCCGTTCCCTGTGTATCTTATTATCATAGTCCGCGTAATTGTGCCGCTGCCTATAGTTGCAATATTAATACCTGCCAAATTGTTATCCGCTCCTACTACAGATGTAGTCGCCCAATTTGTGCCGTCGCCTGTATCTACTTTTGTAACAACGTAATCCGTAGAAATACCCTCGACGTTAAATGTAAAGTCTTGAGCTAATCGCCCAGTGTTTATAGTAGACGGAATGTATACTTTATTTTTTAGAGTAGTATCAAAGCCATTGATTAGCTCTAATTTTGTCAAGCCGTTTAAGAGGTTGTAAGAGTATTTATTTATCCTGTAATCTATTTCATTGATTGAGATTACATCGTTTAAATCTAGCCTTGTAACTATCTGTATAGGCAGGTTTGCAACGTATTTAAAAGTACGCCTCTTTAGCTCAAAAATTGCGGTTACATAATCTTTGTAATGTATACTATATAAATTATTAACTAAAACCTCGCCTGTAAAATTGCTCGCCTCTGCCTCAAATACATTTGAGTACATAGGATTGTTAACCCCAAAGTGGTGTATTGGAGAATTTAACTTCGTATTTAAAACAACGTCCGCCGCTAGGTCATTAACAAAACGAATCGGAGTGTTAGATATATCTTGTCTAGTTACATAATGCAAAACCGCCTTAGGTACAACTTGATTTAAATTGTCGTCTAGTATTACGCCCGTTTGTATATTTGTGTTTGCGTCTGCAACCGCTGTATTTTGGTCTGTTAATTTCTCAAAGTATATTTGCTCAAACGGCAGCTTTACCTCTAGCGTATCTCCGTCAATTAGTTTCTTTGGCGTTAGGCTTTCATAAACATTTACAAGCGATGCTCCGTAACCTTGTCCGTCCGCAGCTCTCTTTTTAAATTCCATATTCATAATAGTACTCGGCTCTTCAAACTCAAACGATATGCGTTTTAAAAGCTCGCCTCTGTCAACGTCAAACTTTGCAAAATCTATGTATTTAGTCGCGTCGTATCTTTTACCTTGAGAGTAGTAAGAATCTAGAGAGTTTATGTATATGCTGCCGTCGGTTTTTGGAATCGCTACAAGTTTAAACAAATTAAAAATGCCTTTGAGAAAGTCAACTATTTTTAGCTCTGGCATCTCGTCGCCTATTATCACCCTATTAACTAAAGTCTGCGAGCCTGTAGTTATGTTGACAACAACAGAGCCTGTTGCGATTATTTTTTTCACTCCAATTGTGGACGTAAACTCGATTTTTGCGTTACTCTTGACGTACCATTCAAAATTAAAAATAGTCGTACCGCTTGGAGAAGATAAAATAGTAGCTATCGAGATAACGCCGTCGCCGTTCGCCCATTGCTCACTATCCCAAGCGTAGACGTCCTCTTTTGTATCTGCGTTTCTAACTATAAAAGTATAGGGTACATTTTCGTAACCAGACGCAGGCGTTATAATATTAGATATTTCAAATCTTTGCCTAGTTGGCCCCGTTCTTATAGTTGTAAAAGTTCCTATATTAGTACCTAAATTTATATAAGTTCCGTCTCCTGTTGTAAAGTCTACAATCGCCTCGCCGCCGCCTATCGCTACCTCGTCGTCTGCCTTTAGCCAGAGATACTGCTCTTTAAATTCAGTCGTACCGAAAAAATCCCTTGAAAATACTATAGGATTCTCATAGGTTGCAGCGTTGTATCTCGTCTCGATTGCATCTATTATTTTAGATAGTCTTACGCTAGGTCTTAGGTCGCTCCACACTACGCCTGTAGCGTTTGCAGGATTTGCTCCGTTTGCTATATTTATAGTTGTAGCATTTACGTCGGGCGCTGCGGTATTTGAGTTATAAAAATAGCGCTTGTTTGCCATTAAGGTATAAACAATATCTTTATTTACTAAGCCATTTTGCAGTCCGCTTTTTACGTTGTCGCTACTCCAATCATGGTCTAGGGAAGGAAAGGATAAATCGCTTAGCATATCCTCGCCTATTGTATCCTTAATATTTGGCAGGTTTCCAAAGAAATTAATCGTATAACTCTCAAGCCTACCCTTTACAATATTACACTTGTTTAACTTAAAAGTTCCAAGCTTGAAAGGTACGCCGTCAATATCTATACTACCCTCTACTTTACTCCTAGCATCGAAGCCGTTATCTATAGACGCGTTATACCAATGTTTAAAGATACGATTGTTATTTTTAGACGCAGGAATCGTAAAAGATTTAGAGTAATCGCCTGTGTTTTTTGTAATATCGCTCACATCTAAAACAGAGCTTACAATATCAACGCTCTCGTCCTTGTATTGGTCTAGTAATTCGCCGTTAATAAATAGGTTAACCATGCTTATATATTGTTTATTTCGTTGTAACTCTTCTCAAAGGTCATAGTATAGTTAATTAGCCTATCGTTTTGCCTTGTCTTGAATTTCTGCGAGGTCATTTTTAGGTTTAAAGGCGTGTATACACCACCCGTAAAGCTCCAGATACGCTCTGTTAGTAGTATCTGTTTAACAATCTCATTCATATCCTCGTCAAGCCAACCCGTCTCCGCTGTTAATGTAGTCCTAGCTTGCACGCCGTACCTTACAAACTGATGAAATCCTGCCGAGGCTTGCCCTCTGTTGGTCTCGAAATTACTATCCGTTACGTTTATGCTTTCCTCTTGCTTTTTAAATAATGTAAAGCTCTGCAAAGCGCCGTCCTTATTTTGAAAAAATGTATTTAATGGCGTATATTTACATTCTCTTGTAATGTCTAACGTCGTGGTTTTGCCGTTCCATATTATCTCTATATACGACTCGTTTGTTGCTACGGCTGCATCAATCCATAGATATTTTATAACCTTGTTACTAAGGTCTGACTGCGCAGGTGTATTCGTGAAATTGATAGTTAACGCAGGATAAGACTTTATGCTAATAGCTTGCGGAGTTAATCCCGTAGGTACATAGATAGGAAAGACAAAGCTCCCTTGTTTATTAACCTTGTATTGTTGAGGTATAAGCAAGGTATTGTTTTTAACCGAGGTAACATTTTTACCCTCGTTTCCGTACGCATATCCTAATACCATTATATCCGTCGCCTCATTTTGTATAGTAGCGACAGCGTCATAGGTTACATAGCTGTATACCCATTGCTGATTGTTTCCGTCTATAACTTGCACCCCTGCAACTAGCGACGGAGTAGGCTCTTTAAACTCAATATAGTCTTGTATAATTGCGTTTATATTTATGCTGTGCGTTCCCGTCGATGCCGTTGTGTTTTCATATGTTATTTGGTAGCTATTAGTAGAGTCTGGAGTAGACTTGTCGCCATTCCAAACCCAAACATTTAGGATATATTTTGCGCAGGTTACACCTCCATACACCAAAGGAGTATCTATATAAAACGGACTTAATGCTCTTATCATTTTGTTATTGTTACGTTATTACTTTTTATATTCATTCCGTCGATAAGGTCTAAAGCAAAAGCCTCTCCTATTTCGTCGCCTAGTTTTAACACTTCATTATCTAGGGCGTCGGTAAAGAAATGCGTCGTTTCAATACCTGTGTGATATACGCTATTAGCGATAGCATAAAGCAAGCTCTTGCGTTTCATAAACTTTCCCTTTGCATCTCTCGGCGCTATACCCTTTCGGATAGTCCACCCGTTAAAGGCCATAAACGGCGGCTTTTTATCTCTGTACTTAAACTTGTTATTCGTTACCTTTTTAAGTTTCCAAGGTTTAGGACTTTTAAGCTTTACCCCCATTTCAGACGCTTTGCTACCTCCTACACCTTTAACCCCTGCGTCCACATACTCCCAGTA